GTATTTCGCGCACCTGCTTGGTAGGGTTATGCTTCATCGTGTTATTGTTTGGATTTTCTCTTCATAAATCTCGATGCCTGCGATGGAATCCACGCCGCACTTCTCCATTGCCTTGAGTAGGTTCTGCGTGAGGTCTTCGGGCTTGTACATTCCTGAGCCGAATAGGACACTCAGCACCTTCATCCAGTCTACTTCGCCATTGATGCGAGTGCGGCGGATGGTGCGAATGCCTTTGATGTGGCTGTTCTGGATGCTCACCTCAGCGGTGTTATCCACAAGGCTCTCAAGTGTAGTGGCCTTCTCTTGCTCGGCTGCGAATTGCTTCTCGCAAGCTGCGTTATATTCGAGCATTGCGTTTTTTGTCGATGCGATGAAGCTTTGCAGCGGCATTGTTGCATCTGACTCGATGCGCATGAGTTCTTTCTTGTAGGCATCGAGAGGGCCGGTGACCATCTTGCGTGCATCTTGAATGGCCTTGATTGCCTTGTTCACTTCCGCTATGGCATTGGATGCAGCGGTGTAGTGCATTACGTTGTCGATTGGATACGCTACGCCTTCATAGCTGTTGCGTTCGATTATTTGCTGGGCTGACAATACCTCAGCTGAATTTATTGTCTGATACAATTTCTCGATTGGAATTGTTATCTTTGCGATGCTGTTCATGTGTTTTGATATGTGAGTAAGGCCGAGGTTTTGTGTGTGCCTCGGCCTTTGTTATTTTTAGAATGGTAGGCCGTCTGAGTCGTTAGCGAATAGGCTGTCGAGATCCGGCTCATCAGTTACAGTTGTGCTCTCCCACTTTGGAGCTGGCACAGCGGCAGGCTTGGCAGTAGTCCGAGCAATCCACTCATCACTTTTGCGGATGTCTTCCTGAAGGAAGTCCGGCAGCTTGTTGAATACTGCATCGCTATGTTCAGTCGTGTCATAGCTTAGAAGTTCGTTCACTGCTGGAGGGCACGCCATGCCTTTTGGAAGCGGCGAGATGCTCATGATGTTCGCATAGGTGCGGTCGTCTTTGCCGTTGTGTGCGATGTTTACCATGCAAGAGTGGCCGAGTAGCTTGATGATGTCGAAGTCTCCAGCTTGGGCATCGGTCATCTTTTTGCCAATCCATGATTCAACGAACTTGCGAAGTGATGCCTTCTCGCCCATGCTGAGGTTGAATACCGTCTTAACATAGAACGGCTGTTCTCCTTTGTCCTCGCTGAAGACTGCGGTTTCCATTGGCAGTTCAAATAAGAATTGAACTTTGCGTTTCTTGTTTCCCCACTTCTCATCGAATGTGGTTCCCTTGTCAATGATTTGGTAGCATCTTGCTACGTGTGCTCCTTCGGGAGCGATTTGGCGGCTTGAGCCATTGCCAGAGTTTACTGGTGCTTTCATGGTTTAAAGATTAAATTGAGGTTAAAAGTGCTTGAGTTGATTGTTCGTGAAGATACTCGGTAACGAGTGCAAAGTTGTTGTGAAATTCATCCATCTTGCAAGGATCCCAAAGGCGTTTCTCAGGTGCAACGCCGTACTCCATGCAGCGATGGTACTGGCGTGCGAGGTTAGCGGCTTGGCTATCGCATCGGGTATAAAGCCCTTTGATGCATCCGTCATTTACAACCATAACCATTGTGCCGGTTAAGTGATTGTAGTGGAAAAATTCTGTGCCCTTCCAATTCTTGAAGGTCGTTGCTGTTGAGAGTTCTGGTGTGTGCATGTGTATAAAGGTGTAAAAGTTGAAGGAAAAAGTGGGGGCGGTTAGGGCCCCCGTTAAGGTTAGGAAATTTTGTATGCTAAAGTTGTGTCAGTATCCACAATTTTTTTTGCTCTATTTTCTTTAATAGCCTTAAATATGATTGCGTGGATTTCTTCGTTTTTGGTGATTACTCCGAAAAGCATTCCGAATTTTTGACCTCTGTTTACGATTGCAAGTTGTGTTGTCATGGCTGTGTGTTTTTATCGTTGTTTTGTTTGACAAATTTACGAGCATATTTTGAATACGCAATACCCAAACAAAGAAAAAAGCAAACCACCAGCGTAAAAAATCGCAAGTGCTTAATAATCAACGCAATTATTTTGCGCGACCGATTGCGAAACCTGTAATGCCACCGAGCGCAAAAGCGAATGCCTTTGTCTCGTACCACTTTTTTGGAGGCTGGGCCACGATCACGTTGTGCATTCCTGTGACGCTTACGTATGGATTGTCTATGCCAAGGCGAACCACCTTGTCACGCTTACGCGAAAAGAAGCCGCCTCGCAGCGTATCTCCAATTGCAACGGTATAACTTACCGGAATGATAATAGAATCGATTTGAAGCCTTCCTAATCGGTTTATTGAGCCACCTATCTGAAGGAACTTCCCCTCCCGGCTGAATGATCTTGGCAGGCGCAAGTGCGGAAAGCTGTCGATGTATACAGTTTCGCCAAGCTCGACTTGCGTCACCACCTTGGTCCGCGTCTGGTATCTTACCACCACTTCAGGCTCTCGCAGCTGCAAGGCTCGTAGCTTGGTGCCTGCCTCCGCGAGCTGTACGGCTTGGCTGTGGATTCTGGAACTATCCTTCGCAATGCGCACAGTATACTCCGAATTCAGCGAATCAAGATACATGGCATTGCTTTCCGATTCACTCAATGCACCGCATGTGCGAAGCAATAGCAGCAAAATGAATAAGCAGATTGCCAATAGGCTCAGTGTGCTGATGTTGCTCTGGTGCATTGTATTAGTTCGTTAAGTCGTTTGATATACTCATCCTTGTTCCGCAATTCGTTGAGCAAGATATCAGCCGCCACCTTCAGCGGCATAGCTTTTTCTGCAATATAAACAGCCAGCACCTTTACAAGTCGCTCATCGCATTCGCAATCGGTAGCCGGTAGGTTGTTCATATTTGCCTGGTTGCTTTCTTAACTAATAGCCGGATGACATCATCAAGCTTATCAACGCTATTTGCAAGCATCTTCATCACATCATTGCGCTCCTGATCCGTTGCATTGTCGTGCTCAATCATCATCTTCACCAAGCCCCCGATTGAAGTCAATGGCTGGCGAAGTTCGTGAGATAGCATGAAACGGAACTCTTCCAGAAGGATATTCTGGCGTTCATGCTCATGGTTGCTTATGGAAGTAACATCGACAAGTTGAATACCGATGAAGTGCAGCATGTCAACAATGGAATAAATATTCCACATGTTGTAACGCTCAGAGGCCATCTTCTGCTTTGTCTTGGCATAGGTGCGAATCGGGTCCGGTGCTTTCTTCTGCGACTTCCTGATTGCACTTAGCAACTCATCCCGATCGGAATCATTGGCCGCAATGTCCAATATGTTGCCAGGCTTAATATGGCTGCTGTACTCCTTGAACAAATCATTGGAGGTGACGATATTGCCATCCTTATCGGTGATCACATAGAAGAGGTCGATGCTCGACTCAAGGATGTGCAGGCTTGCCATATCGCAAAGATAAGGCAAGGATTGAACTTTTAGGCTAATTCTTTACGTAAGTCCTGCAAAAGATTTAACCACGCAGCACCGCATGTCATAAGGTACTTTGCCGACATCCACAGAGTGAAGCTGAACACAATGCCGTTTAAAAGTATATCGTAATTCATAGGCATCTCCAAATCTTTCGTGTTTCTTACAGGCTGAGGTTTGACGGTGTAGTACGTGGGAGCCGCTAACAAAGATACATCACATGGCTGAATTGTGTCGAATGCGGTGAGCACTTTCTCCTTGCGTGGCTGTGCCATGACAGCCTCGAAGCTTTCGCGATTAGCTTGCGCAAAGCTTGTGTCGGCATTAGCCGCCTCCCAGCTCATAGTATCGACATTCACCTTACTATGGCGCACGGTCTTTATGGTATCTCTACGAACTTGCTGCATCGTCTTTGGCTTTTGGTATGTATCCTGCGGCGATTAGGGTTGCTACAATTGCCGCAAGTGTTTCGGTGGATATGACTTTAAAGATTAGCAAAAAGATTGAAACTAATATCATAAGACTTCCGATTGTGCCACGCCAATGCTTTACGATTATATCGATTATTCGCCTCGGTTTGGTAGCACGTTTTCGCATAGATTAAATTACGCGAAAGCAGCCCGAACGTTGTAGCAATTGCGCCCTAAACTTTACAAAGTGAGAAATACAGATTCGCCTCTTCGCGCCTGCGATTGGTTAGCCCTGTAAGCACTTTGCCGCCTGCCTTATTCCAACGCAGGAACTCATCCAATATCGAAGGGTCGGCTGCGTTTACTTTGGCTTTCTTGAGCAATGTGGATTTTATCAGAGCACCCGTACCAACGTTGTAGCTGAATGCCACCAAAGCATCGAACTGGCATTGATTCAAATTCGGAAGGTGCTTATTTACCGAATCTTCATAGGGCGAAAGCGTGGCGAGTAGCAATTGCGTTGCTTCCTTTTCGCTTGCGAGCTTTTCGCCCAGCAGAACCTTTTTGCCGTTCGGGTAGCGAGTGCTGCCATAGCCTATCGTTGGCACTCCAGCAGGGCAAAGGTAGGAACTCAACCGCAAGCCCTCGTACTTCTTAATCAGATTTAGACCGAGAAGCGAGGTGCTGCGCATTTAGAGAATGATGTATTGGATGTTGGCAACTACGGTAATTGATGCCCCTGCTACTGAAACCTCAACCACGATACTAATTTGATTGGAGGCAGTATCGGCTGCAACTATTGTACTAATTAATTCGGAAAACGGGTTTGTAATTGGCGTTATAACCCCAAAGGCATCGCGAGCATTTACGAAATCTGAACCAACTGGTGGGCTAATATTAAAGCTGCCTGTTGTGAAGCCAACGTCTAATACAACATCAAAGTAAATACTCATCGTTACGATGTTATCTACACGACTATAAAGCGCACGCAAAACAGACGGAGTGCAGTCATTCGGGCCGCTTATTGTTGGCGTGTAGTTTCCACTATCAAATTGCGGCAAGCCGTCATAGATATTCTGCACCTCAATCTGTTTCGATTGGTTCGCAGTTGTATCTACGATGTACATGATATCCGCTGGTGCTGCCGTGCCTAACGTGGTTAAATCGGTTACTTTAACGCCTGCCATAGTTGGTTAGTTTTTACAAAGTTAAAAATTATTCAGATACTTTAATGCCTCTTCTGAACTCTTAAACTTTTGCGCATTGATTTTATAATCCGATAGCGTAATGCAGTACACGCCCTGCTCAGTTATTACGTGAAAGGATGTTTCATCCACAGCCTCCCATTTTGGCTCGATTAGATTAAGCCACGGCAAGCCCGTTGAGGTGAACTCGATATTTGTCGATGTGATGTTTACGTTTGTCATAGCTTTTCAATTAAGTAGCCCGATACAAGTGTGGTATCTGTTCCTGTGGTTTGTTGAGCCGCTAAGATAATGTACTGCGTTTGTGTCCAGTCGATATTGGTGTTTGTTATTCCGTTGGTTGTTCCTGTATCGGTTTGAAAACTAAATGTTGAAAGCATGGACTGGGTAACCGTTGCGGACTTTATGAATAATCTTCTTTCGATTTGACCGTATAAACCAACTGAACTATAAGTTGCAATAAGGTTAGCCCCTGTGAGGTTGTTGGCTGTATTGATGTAAACCCTAACTGTCATGTTCGCAGTTGTTGTACTCTTTTGGGTACGGAATGTAAGGCGAATTATATCCCCAACTGTATAAGTATTGGCAGCAATAATCTGAGATTGTACAAGCTGGTTTGCCGTTCCTGTAATGGTAGCCGAATCGGTTGTGCTTTTGAAGGTGCTTATAGGCATCGTAGCAAGCGTTCCATCGCCTCTCACATACTGCGCTGTTGTGCCGCTTGGCGCATCGAACTTGCCATCGAATTTACTCCAATCCGCTGTGCTTAATGCACCCCTGTTGCTTGCGCTGGCAGTTGGTAAGTTGAATGTATGCGATGTGCCTGATGACACAACTGCAAAGTCTGTTCCTGTTGTACCTATGCCTATGGTTTGCACAGCACCTGTGAGTGAGTTGATGGCTGTGATGCCTGTACCTGCCATGATGCCCGCCTGTTGTGTTACGGTCAATATAGATGATGGAACACCCGGATGTGGAGCTACTGGTCCTTCGGCGATTATGATTGCATTGTTGTTGCTTGTTGACCACATCAATTGCACATAATCCCCTCCAGCTAAGTCAAGCAAATAGTTCCATGCCGCAACAATAGGTGAAGCATTTGCGCTGCCTGTAAGCACTACCTTTCCTGCTGTATCTGGTATGTCAACACCATTTTTTCGCAACCATATGTCAATTATAAAGTTCCCAGAACCGCCTGTTTTTTCAAGTTGCAAAGAGAATTGGACGTTATAGATTCCTGTATTTGCTAAGGTTACTCTTGTCGGATTTCCGCTACCATCATTTACAACGGTTACACCATTGGATAAATCAGTCGTATTGAATTTTACTGGATAGGCAGTATTCGCACTAACCGCTGTTTGTGTCGTGTCATCTTGAAATGCACCATAGTAACCTGTCGGCGTTGGTGTGGCTGTGTTGTTCAGCACTCCTGCACCCGTCAAAGTCAAACCACTTCCAACCGTGATCTCTTCCATCGGCCCTGTCCCTGCCGTACCCCTACCAATTAACTTATTGGTATTCATTGAGGTAGATATATCAGGTGTAGTACCTCCTGTTGATGTAATAGGTGATGTTGCCGTTATACTTTCTACAATACTAGTGGGAATTGTAGGTTTATTTAAAATCTCAGCAACACCACTTGTAGCATTCCAATCACTATTGACTTGAGCAGGAGGAATAGATGGTGTATTGATTAGGTCTGCATAATCACCACTTGTAGCAACTGCTGCAAGACTTGGCTTGTTTAGTATTTCAGATACACCACTTGAGGAGTTCCAATCGGAATTAACTTGCGCGGCTGGAATCGTTGGCTTGTTTAATATTTGATTGTTGCCGCTTGTTGCATTCCAATTCGAAGGCTGTTGAACCGTTGGAAAGCCTGCACCAAGATTAACCCAGTAGCTTGTATTAGTTGGCAGTATTGAATCGTTCGCAGCGATGCAACGATAAACGTTTCCGTTATACCAAACGATGTTACCAATCGCGTAAGCGTTACCCGTTGCGCTTAAATGGTCGGTCGTAAACGGCAAGGCTATTAAAGCACCGCCACCACCACCGCCACCAATTGCAATCAACGGATCTTCAGGCGTACCGTTTCCGATTATTGTAATGCCGTCAACCGCAACCTCAGTCAAGCATGGCGTGCATGGCTCGAAGTCTGGCAATGGAATATCTCCAGTTGCGCAAGTATCATAGCAGCCGTCCTCGCTTGAGGTGCTGACATTCACATCCACATCAATTGCAACAGCGGCCCATTCATAGTTAACCGGCAAGTAGCGAATCTCATTCTGGTATCCATTGGGCACAACCTCATAAGCGATGACACCAATGGCAGTCTTGAATTGCGGATCCGTTCCGCTGATTAACCTCAGCACCCTCGATGCTACCCAGTCCTGAGCATCGGCAGAGTCGCAAGGCAAATGCGATTTGCGCACCATTGCATAGGCCGTCATGCTGAACTTAGTCTCATAGATAGACTTGCAACCAGCCAATCTCAAAGAGTCATTCTTGGCCACTGTTATCTTCCCACGCTTGGCCCAGAACAATGTGCCCTGCTTCGCATCAAAGTCGGTCACAGGAACGGATTGACCATTGCCAATGTAATAAGCCCACGCTTTGTCATTGCCTTCGCCTACAAGCTCGCTGAGGCCGTATATCTTGTCGAAGATATTGCCGACTTCAATGCGTTGGTTGAGTCTGTCAAGTATGGTAGAAAGTAGATTCATGATTTGTTCATTGCGTTTATGATTTGTTGTACAAGTTCCTCTGCATGGTCCTGAAGCATTTCATCTTGCTCTTCTTTAGTCGGCAAAAAGATAGTACCATACTTAGCCTCTAATCCTTCCTTCTTGCCAAGCTCGGATGCCGGAAATAAAATAGCAGCCTCAAGCCCTTCGGTCAATATTTCTGCTGCCAAGAATCCACCCTTTAACTTTCCGGTTAACTCGAGAGGAAGCTTGCGAGATGTTTCTTGCTTAAGTTGGGCATAACCACGAGGAAAGTAAAGCGACTCAATTGGGTCTCCATTCTTGCCCTTTTTAAACTGACTTGGTGCTGATGCCAAAGCTCTTGGACTCACATAAATCGGCTTTGTGCTATATGGCTTCGTAGGCAATTCATCGCCTGCTGTATTCGTGCCACCTTTTCTCCCTGTGCCAAAGATTCTTTTAAACATGATGCGCTTCAATTCGCGAACCGCCACATACAAAGGAGTGAACTTCGATGTCCATCCCTCATACAAGATGTCGAGATTCTTTTGAATTTCAGCAGGTGTCGCCATGTTATGGAAGTGCTGTGACGTACTTCATGTTGCGCCTACAATCCCAGCAGTGCGTGTCATCAGGCAGGCGCATGTTCTGCAACATCGCTCCAAGCTCTTCGCCGTAGCGTGTAGCTGCGATGTCACGAGCGGCCACAATACCCTCGAAAGCATCAGCAGTCGCAAAGGGCTTTGACCCACGATTGACAATCACGGTTGTATTCACTCTTTGATTCGGGCTAACTGTGAGTGCATAGTTGTAAATCTCAACAGCGGTGGCATAGGCTAATGACAAAGCCATCAGCCCACCGATTGAGCACATCCATCCTTGGCGGTCGCAGTTAATGCTATATGTCAAGCTCATGCCTGTGGTATATCTCGAGCTGGTACTGGTCAGCACATTCGTGCCATCGGTAGTGAGTTCAATCCCTATTGCATCAACGAAAGGGCAGATATGCGATTCTCTTGGACCGCCTCCACAACTTGTGCAAGTTCCTCTCTTTGGCGTGAACTTCACAGTGTTCATGGTTGACTCATACACAATCGCAATGTCAAGCTTGCGCTTTGCTGAGGTGAGTGTCTTGCCGATGAACTGGTCGAGTGCACCCTCCGCATAAGTGAGCGATTCAATCAACTTGCCTGTGGTCATGTCGAAAATCAACACCGGCACGTTCACATTAGAAGATGCAATTGCAAGGTTGATATCTGCAAGGTAGAAGTTCAGATAACTAACCGTATTCGGGTCAATCTTTAACCTGATGCCACCATAATTCCCTGCACCAAGAGCAGTCTGCACATTGGAATAATTGGACACAACTTGTCCAACACGCTTGTTCTCAATCACAGTGTCGCTCTTCATCATCGGGCTGAGCTTAGTCAGCACATCAGATGAAATCTTGCGCCATGCAAAGGCACGCTTATCTTCGAACAGCTCAACGCCGTTATTGTATTGGTCCGTGATAAGTTGCCCTAAGAATGTTTGATTGATTCCGAGGTCATCGATATAGAGTCCAGTCGATGGCTCTGCTGATTCGCAGCCTCTCAATCCGAGTAGTGATTCAATGCACATCTCTTTAGTTTTTACAAAGATAAAAAAAAGGAGGGCACGAAGCCCTCCCTTTATTGCGTGGTTAGATTATCTAATCCATCTTGGGTCAATAAGTCCTCATCGGCTTGCGAGAGTAAACTCATAGACCCGATTACGGGACGTTAACGATAGAAACGCA